TCAGGCCACCTCACTAATCCGGAGTTCGCCGGCGAGGATCGCCTGCTGGAACACCTTCACGCAGTGGAGCGTGACACCGAGCTCCTGCGCGATCGCGAGGGGACTGGCGCTGATGCGCTCGGCGCGTGCGTAGTCGTCGGGGTGGATGAGCATGCGTGCTGCCTCTCGCTGTGCTCGGTGTTCGAGGGCGGGGTGGCACGAGCGGTCGCGGTGCTTCGCGTGCACGTACTCGTGGCAGAGCGTCTCCGCCTCGAGCGCAAGGGTGAGGTCAGGGCGGATGACGATGAGGCGCTGGTCGTCGTAGTAGACACCCAGGCGGCCGGGCGGGAGTTCGGTGCTGTACTCGAGTCGCACCCCCAGCGACTCGATCAGGCGGAACACGTCCACGAGCCCCCTCTCAAGGCCGATCCTGCTCGCGCTCCTGCTCCGATTGGTAGTCGGGGCGGTCGGATGCTGCGATCGCTTCGTCGGCGTCCAGGGTGATCGCCGACGAGCTGTCACTTTGACGCAGAGGTGTGACATTGCTGGCTCCGTCGAAGCGCGCGCGGAATGCCTCGTCAGCTTCGATGCGCGCCACGAACACGTCCGGCTGCATGCCGATGAGCTCGCAGAAGTCCTCGATGTCGTTGAGGGACCACTCGTAGGTGTCCTTCACGCGCTCGCGCACGTAGCCCTCGGACTTGCCGAGCTGGCGTGCGAGCTCTCGTCCGGACATCCGATGGTTGCCCATCTCACGGCGGATCGCTGCGGAGACCAGCTTGGCGAACTCGTTCGGCTCAGGTGCCTGGTGTCGTGCCACGCGAGGACTGTACTGGTTCCGGACACTAACTGTCTACCTAGAAGCGCGTTTGCGTGTCCAGACGACACTCCGCGCGTCAAGGTGCTTGCGTATGCGTGTCTAGACGCGCACACTGTCTGCCATGGAACAGAACGTGACTCCTTCAGGGCACAAAGTGCCTCTGCGCGAGCAGGTTGCGTCCAACGTTCGGGCGGAGCTCGCTGCGAACCGGATGACGGCCGCGGACCTCTCCCGCATCCTCCATGTCGGCTACCGGGCCGCGCTCCGACGCTTCAACGGTGAGCAGGAGATCGGCCTGGGCGAGCTGGCAACGATCGCGGCGGCGCTGCAGGTGCCGGTCTCGGCGTTCTTGGCTCCGCGCCCCGTCGAGCGGGCGGTGGCGTGATGGCTGCACTGCTGAGTCTCGAGCAGGCCGCCGAGTACCTCGGCGTTCGGCCTTCGACCATCTACGACTGGCGCACCGACCGGAAGGGCCCGCAGGCCGTGAAGGTCGGCCGGCTCGTGAAGTTCCGGGTCGAGGACCTGGACGCCTTCATCGACACCCAGGTAGAGCGCCGCTCCGCCTGACCCTCCCCCACCGCGCGCGGCTCCCGAACGCCGCCGGGTTCTCTCCCTCACATCTAGGGGCAACGACACCATGAAGCAGAACATCAAGAGCTCAGTGCGCCCGAAAACACGTCTGAGCGACCGCATCCGAGCCGTCGGACCGCTGATCCTCGCGATCGCTGGCGTCCTCGGCCTCGCGCTCTCTCAGACCGGAATCGGCCGATGACCGGGCAGATGATCTCGGCGACCGCGCTCGCCGAGGGCGACCTCGTCATCCTTGAGCACAACGAGGACCGCGCGACGCGTCTCGTCGTCGAGGTCAGCTACGACACCGCGTGGGTGACGATCTTCCACCGCGACAGCGAGGGCGCGGGCCCCGTGGCGTTGTCGTCGGTGCCGGTCGATTCGATGGTGGTGCTGCTGCCGTCGCGGGCGGCGCGGTCCGAGCCGTCGGAGGCGTCGCGGGTGCTGCTGCGTGGCGTGCCGTGGTTCACGGCCGTCGCGGTCATCGCGCTCGTCGCGGTGCTCGTAGGGGCGCCGCGAGGGGGCGGCGCGGGGTTCCTGATCGTGGTGCTGTGGCTGGTCGCGGTGGTGCGGATGGCGACGACGCCGGACGGCCGGCGGTGAGCGCGGTGGAGCTGCCCGCGAACCTGCAGATCGCGCTCGCGGACTACCCGCAGTGCGACAAGCGGACGCAGCGGCCGGGCGGCATCGTCGAGCGCTGCGCGAAGCCGTCGGAGTGGGCGATCCGCTGCAACCGGTGCGGTGCCGTCGCGATGGTGTGTGACGAGCACGGCGCTGAGGTCGCGAACGTGCAGCGGCCGCAGGGATGTGCGGTGTGCAAGCAGGTGGGGCTCGTGCCGCTGCGGTGGACGTTCATCTTCCTCCGGTGCCGGTCGTGACGGCCGTCGTCGGGCTCGACCTGTCCCTCGCTTGCTCGGGCGTGACGTACATCTCGCCCACCGGCCATATCGACGCCCGTCGAGTGCAGACGAGCACGACGAGCGGCGTGCTCGAGGAGTGGCGGCGGATCCGGACGGCGGCGGCGCGCGTCGTGCGTCTCGTGCCGGCGCCGTGCTTGGTCCTCGTGGAGTGGGCGTCGTACGGGTCGAAGTTCGGCGCGCAGGACGAGCGCGGTGCACACCGGTGGCTCGTCGCCGGGACGCTCGCGGAGCTCGGCTGCGACGTCGTGAAGGTGTCGCCGAAGCAGCGGGCGAAGTACGCGACCGGCAACGGCAACGCGAAGAAGCCGGAGGTGCTCGCAGCGATGCGGGACCGGCACCCGGGAGTCGCGATCCCGGACGACAACGTCGCGGACGCTCTCGCCCTCGGGGCGATGGGCGCGCGGTGGCTCGGGCACCCGGTCGACGGGGACGCGAGCCGTGAACAGCAACAGGTCATGCGCGCAGTGCGGTGGCCTCAACGAGAAGGAGCAACAGCGTGAGCAAGATCAGCATCTCCGGCCAGGTGCCGGCGGAGCAGAACAACGGGCTCATCGATCACGAGGCGGAGCTGCTCGGCGAGCGCACGCCGGAGCCGCTCGTCGCGATCGTGATCATCGACCGGCACGGGCTGAAGTTCGTCGACGACAAGCAGGACTGGTCGGCGACGGTGAAGTTCCGGCACATCGAGCCCCTGTCGGGCGCGGCCGCGGACACGGCGCGGGCGCTGCTCGAGTCGGCGTACCAGACGCGGACGGGCGAGGCGAAGCTCGACTTCGGCGACGTCGACGGCGCGGCGGCCGAGGACGGCGATCCGTTCGGGGACGACGAGTGAGCGCGGCGACGGCGGCGCTGCCCGCGTGGCTCGAGGCCCGCGCCGGCGCACCGGACACGGATCGCACGCAGTGGCTGTTCGAGCGTGCGCAGGGCGTCACGGCGACGGAGGTCCGGGACCTGTACCTGCGGGCGAAGGGCCTCGGCGGTCGGTCGGCGGAGGACCTCATCCGGGAGAAGCTGGCGCTGCTCCTGGCGCCGACGCCGGAGGCGCGTGAGGCGGCCGCGGCGGCGACGTTCGTCGGGAACCGCTACACCCAGTGGGGGAAGACGCGGGAGCCGATCATCGCGCAGCAGCTGCTCGACGAGTTCGGGATGCTGCCGGAGGCGCGTGTGTTCCGATCGCGCGACGACGCGCGGCACCTGGCATCCCCGGACGGCGTCCGCGTCCGTGAGGACGGCGCGCTCGAGGTAGCGGAGATCAAGACGTCGGGCGTCGACATCGCGCCCGGCACGGCGGCCTACCGCAAGAAGGGCTACGAGTACCAGCAGCAGTGGGTCATGGGCGTGCTGGGCGCGGAGCGGTCGCTGTACGCGTGGGAGCAGCACGACGGCGACTGGCTGCCGCGTGGTGGGCAGTTCGAGGAGCCGGAGCCGCTGGACCTGTACGTCCCGTCGGCGTGGATCGACTTCGACCACGAGATGTTCGGCGAGCTCGTCGTGCTCGCTGATCACTTCCTCGAGCGCCTCGACGCGGCGCTGGCGGCGGCGCGTGCTGGCGAGGGGCCGGTGATCGACGAGGAGCTGGACACGCTCGCCGTGAACTACCTCCGCGGCCTCGAGCTCGAGAAGGAGGCGAAGGCGCTGAAGGAGCCGGCGTACCGAGCGATGTTCGACCTGCTCGACGCCGGTGAGCCGGTGGTGCAGGAGTCGGCGCTGGCGCGGGTGTCGTTCACCCCGGCGGTCGTCGAGTCGAAGCCGACGTTCGAGTTGGACCAGGTGCGCGCGAAGGCGGCGGCGCCGGCGGGCCTGTACGAGCGGCTCGAGCAGGCGCAGCACGACGTCGAGCAGGCGCAGGAGGCGCTGGCGCGTGAGCAGCTGCTCGTGGACGCGCACGAGGCGGAGTTCGTCGTGCAGGCGGGCGTGGAGCAGGTCGTGGTGAAGAAGGCAGCGCTGCGGGTCACCGCGGCGAAGGGCACGAAGGAGACGAAGTAGATGGCGCTGCAGACACGCAAGCCGACGGGACTCCCGTCGTGGCCGATCGGGCTGCTCGCGGGCAAGGAGAAGACGGGGAAGTCGTGGGCGTGCGCTCAGGCGTCAGCGTCGCGTCTCGTCGCTCGGACGCTGTGGATCGGGATCGGTGAGAACGACCCGGACGAGTACGGCGTCGTGCCGGGCGCGGACTTCGAGATCGTGCTGCACGACGGGTCGTACCGGGGCATCCTCGGCGCCGTCCGGGACGCGGTCGCGGAGCCGCGCGGTGACCGGCCGAACCTGATCGTCGTCGACTCGGGGACACGGCTGTGGAACCTGATCACGGACAACGCGCAGGTCGCGGCGAACCGGCGGGCGAAGGGCCGGAAGAACGCGAACAACGACTACACGATCTCGATGGACCTGTGGAACGTGGCCGCGCAGCAGTGGAAGGACGTCATGGACGTCCTGCGGTCCCACGACGGGCCCGTGCTGGTGACGGCGCGTCTCGACGAGGTCGCGGTGATGGACGGTGGGCAGCCGACGACGGAGCGCACGTGGAAGGTGCAGGGGCACAAGTCGCTGCCGTTCGACGTCGACTGGGTCGTCGAGATGCGCGAGCGCGGGAAGTACCTGCTCACGGGCGTCCGGTCGGCGCACATGCCGCTCGAGGGTCCGCAGGACGTGAAGGGCTGGACAGTCGACGCGATGTGGTCGCGGCTCGGGATCGAGCAGGGTGCCGCGATGGGAGCTCGGACGCACTCGGACACGGTGCGGGAGTCGGAGGACGGCGAGCAGTCAGCGGCCGCTCCCCGCGCGCAGCGTCCGCAGGGGTCCGGCCGGAACTGGATCGCCGAGGCGGACCAGGTGGCGACGCAGGAGGGCGCGAACGCGCTGTGGCGGCAGATCCCGCCGCACGAGAAGTCGCCCGAGATCCGGGAGCGGATGCGTGCGGCGGTGACGGCGGCGCAGGCACGTGAGCCGGAGCCGGAGCCGCAGTGGGCCGAGCAGCAGGCGCCCGAGGCGACGACGAGCTGGGCCACGGCCGAGGTGCCGCAGTCCGAGGGCGGCCCGATGGCGCTCGACGGCGTGGACGAGGCCGAGGCGGAGCCCGAGAGCGGATACGACCGGTGAGCGCGGTGGATGCCGGCACGGGCGAGGTGATCGAGCGTCCGGTGCTGAACCCGCGGATCGCGGCGGTGCTCGAGACGGTCGGCATCCACCGGCCCGACCCGACCGACGCACTGCACCGGGCTCTCGCGGAGGCGGTCGGTCGGACGCTGACGGGCTCGTACGGGGCGCAGCTGATCGCGATGCGGTTCGAGGTCGCGCAGTTCCTGCGGGAGGCCGGCGAGGGGTACGCGACCGCGAAGGCGAAGTACGAGCACCACGTCGCGTCGACCACGGTCCGCGAGGTCGCGGCGAACAAGACGTCTCGGACGCTGGCGCAGCAGATGGCGGAGGGCTCGGACGAGGGTCACCGGCTGCTGCTCGAGCTGCTGGTGGCGGAGAAGCGGGAGCAGTGGCTGCGGAAGCTGCTCGACACGTTCGCGGCGGCGGGCGACAACCACCGCACCGATCGCGCGGATCAGCGCGCGGCGGATCAGTTCCAGGCTCACGGGCACGTTCCGGAGCAGAGGTAGGAGAAGACGATGCCCACTGGGTACACGGAGGCGCTCTACAAGGGCGACAAGCAGACGTTCGAGCAGTTCGCGATGAAGTGCGCACGGGCGTTCGGCGCGCTGGTGGAGCTCCGCGATGAGCCGAACGCACTGATCCCGGAGTGCTTCGAGGTGTCGGAGTACGAGCGCCGGCGGCTGGACGAGGCAGTCGAGCTCGTTGTGGCGCTGAAGCATCGGTCGCCGGAGGACTGGTCTGCTGCACAGGACGCGGAGGTCGCCGAGCACAACGAGCACGTTCGGACGGCGATCCAGGCCGCCGGGGAGCGCCGGATCCGGTACGAGCAGATGCTCGCGCAGGTGCGTGGGTGGACGCCGCCGACGTCGGAGCACGAGGGGATGCGCGACTTCATGGTGGAGCAGCTGACGACGTCGATCAAGTTCGACTGCTCGACCAGCTACCTCGACGAGCAGCGGCCGCTACCGGTCGACGAGTACGCGCTCCTGAAGCAGGACAAGGCGGCTCAGGAGCTCGAACGTGCCGAGCAGTCATGGCGTGACGCGAAGGAGCGTGCGGATGCTCGGACGTGTTGGGTGCGCGCCCTGCGGGAGTCGTTGGGGGTGCGAGCGTGAGCGACACGATGCTGGTGCGTCGCGGCGACGTCGTGCACGTTCGGGGCTGCGACCGCACCGCGGGCGCGAAGGTGACGCCGGTGTACTCGACGGGCCCGGGCATGCAGTTCTGCACGCTGTGCGGCGCGGAGCCGCGGCCGAAGGTGGCGGCTGGGTCGCTCGGGTCGAGCGTGGTCGGGAAGACGGTGGCGGTGCCGCCTGCTGGTCTGGACGAGGCGTTCACGGGCCGCGTGCTGTCCGTGGCGCACGAGGGTGGCGCGACGGGTCGCACGATCACGTCGTTCCTGTTCGAGCCGGCCGAGGCGCTTGGTCGGGCGCGGTCGCTGACAGTGGACTCGTCGGTGCGGGTCGAGGTGCGATCGTGATCGCGGGCTCGTCGCGTCCGGTGCGGCCGAACACGGAGCGTTCCGCGCGGTGCTGGCGGTGCGGTGTCGACTTCGCGCCTGGTGCGGAGCGGGTGAAGTCCGACGCGCCGTGCCGCGACTGCCGACGGGCGCTTCGCGAGCAAGGTGACGAGACGCGCTGGCGGCGGGGGCAGGCAGCGTGAGCGGCCACGACCTGTACGCCGACGACTTCCCGCCGCATGGGACGACGGCTGGGTACCGCGCGGGATGCCGCTCGAGCGGCGCTTGCCCGGGTCGGCTCGAGCGGGGTCAGACGTGTGTGCAGGCGAACCAGCGGTACGCGTCGGACTGGGCGTACCGGAAAGCCGTTGACGCAGACCGGGAACTGGCAGCCCTCAGCCCGGATCCGTCGCCCGAGGAGACAGTCGTCGCGAAGCCGAAGCCCCGCTCGCGGCCAAAGCCGCCCGCGCCGACTCCGGTGGCGCCAGAGCTGCAGCAGTGGCCGGACGAAGCAGCGCCGTCGGCTGTGGATCTGCTCGCCGAGAAGCGAACGACCGAGGGTCGCGAGCTGCACCTCGTCGAGGGAGGGCCCGTCGTACCGATTGGGAAGCACGGCACGACGAACGGCTACCAGCGCGGCTGCCGCGACCCCCAGGCGTGTCCGAAGGGCGACGACGGGCGCTCCTGCGTTCAGGCGTATCGCGACTACCAGCGCGAGTACCGCCTGCGCCGGAAGGCGCAGGAGCAGGAACGTCGCGAGGCCGACGCTCCGGTGCAACCCGCTGATGCGCAGCCAGTCATGCCTGCCGTCGAGGTCGTCGAGGCCCCGCCGGTGGCTGAGGACGAGGAGCCGCGGCCGCGCGGGAAACAGGTTCTCGACGATGCAGTACGGACGCTCGCGGAGGCCCTCGAGCTGCAACGCGCCATCGCTCAGATCGGTGAGCGAGCACTGCGCACCATCCGGATCGAGATCAATCACCTGCGTCGCGAGGTCGCGGCGCACGAGAGCAAGCAGGAGAGGTCATGAGCAACGAGGGAACGGTCGTGCGGGTGGACCCGGCGACGCTGATCGTGGCGGCGAACGTCCGGTCGAACACGAAGGTGACGAAGGAGTTCGTCGCGTCGGTGAAGCTGCATGGGGTGCTGGTGCCGATCACGGCGCAGGAGGCCGAGGACGGGCTCCGCGTGGTCGACGGGCAGCGGCGGACGCTGGCGGCGCTGGAAGCCGGCGTGGCGGAGGTGCCGGTGTTCGTCGTCGCGCCGCTCGAGGACGCGGCGCGGATCGTCGACCAGGTGGTGGTGAACGATCACCGTGAGCAGCTGGACGAGGTCGAGCAGGTGCTCGCGATGAAGGAGCTCGAGCAGCTCGGGGTGAGCGCTGCGGCGATCGCCAAGCGCACGGGCACGAAGCGGAAGGCCGTCGACGGCGCTCTCGCGGTCGGCGGGTCCGAGCAGGCGCTCGTCGCGATGCGCGAGCACCAGCTGTCGTTCGACGCGGCGATCGCCATCGCTGAGTTCGAGGGCGACCGGGCCGCGCAGGACCGCATCATCCGCATGGGTGCGAGCTCGTACGCCGTGGCGCAGGAGCGCGAGCGTCGGGCGTCCGCTGCGCTGGCCGCGGAGGTCGAGGCGCAGGGCGTGAAGGTGATTCAGCACCCCGACTGGGACGACGCACGAATCCGTCCCGCCAGTCGGCTGTACCTCGATGAGGCGATGACCCAGCGACTCGACGAGGTCGAGCACGAGGAGCTGGTGCGGCTGGCGGGCGACGGGCTGCGAGCGTGGGTCGTTCTCAAGTGGACGGCAAGTGACGGTCGGGAGCCGTCGGTCGAGTATGGCGTCTCGGGCTGGAAGGACCGCGGGTTGTTCGCCCGGGAGGTGCCGACGAGCTCCGCCCCGAAGCCGGAGACGCCGGAGGAGATCTCGGCCGCGAAGGAGGAGCGCCGCCGCAGTCGCGAGTCGACGAAGGCATGGTCGACGGCGACGGGTGTGCGTGTGGCGTGGCTGCAGGAGCTGCTGCAGCGACGGACGCTTCCGAAGGGCTGGGAGCTGCTCTCCGTTCGGCGGTCGCTCGCGTCGTCGATGCAGGGCTACCCATGGTCGATGGTGCTCACGCTGCTTCGCACCGAGCGGTCGTCGGGCGGTCTCGGGAAGTACGACGTCGAGGCGTACCTGACCGAGCACCCGACTCGTGCGCCGCAGGTGGCGTTGGCGCTGGCGGTCGGGTCGCTCGAGGGTGCGCGTGAGTTCGACCGGAAGGGCTGGCAGGGCCACTTCGGTGAGACGAAGCCGTACCTCGAGCTGCTGGCGTCGTGGGGGTACGAGCTGTCCGACGTCGAACGGCAGGTCATCCACGCGGAGACGGTCGCAGCATGAGCTCGCTCACTCCGAAGGCGCTGCTGATCGCGCTCGAGCAGCGTGACGGTCGCCGGTCCGCGTGGACGGGGAACGAGAGCGACACGCTCGTGCCACAGCATCGCGCGAACCGGGGCATGGGCGGCCGGGGGTCGTTGGACCGGCTGTCGAACCTGGTGTGGCTCGAGAGCGACCTGAACGGGCTGATCGAGTCGGACCCGGAGTGGCAGCAGGTGGCGGTGGCGCGCGGGATCAAGATCAGCGGCCACCAGGATCCCGAGGACGTCGAGGTACGGCACGCGGTGCACGGGTTGGCGCTGCTGACGGACGACGGCGACGTGATACCGGTCGGGCCGGCCGTGGAGGTGTGGTCCTGATGGCGGTCATCGCGCAGTTCGACGGCGGCACCTGCCGTGACTGCCTCGCCCCGATCGTCGTCGGAGACCCCATCGTCCCGAAGGTGCTGGACGGGAAGCGGGTGTGGACGCACGAGACCTGTCCCGCCGGCAAGTGGGACTCACGACCGGGCGTCGAGGTGTGCACCGAGTGCTGGCTCGAGAAGCCGTGCGCGTGTGAAGACGGCCAGTGATGGCTGCGCTGAGCAGGGACGCAGTGCTGGCGCACCTCGCGAGGTGGCAGGGCCACCAGAGCCTGCTGGTGGCGGCGATGGCCGAGGGCATGAGGACCCGCATCGAGGCGGGCGAGATGGACGAACGAGAGGAGGAGAGCTGATGGCAGCCGATGTGACCGCGGACGCGTACTTCGCGATCGTGCCCGAGTGGGTGCTCGACAGCGGCGTCTCCGGTAACGCGGTGAAGCTGTACGCGATCCTGCGCCGATACGCGGACAACGCGACCGGGGAGGCGCATCCGTCGCGGCGGACGCTGGCGACGCGGATGGGGTTCTCGCGGCCGCAGTCGATCGATCCGATCGTGCAGGAGCTCGTGCAGGCGAGCGCAGTCAGCACGTTCGAGCGGTGGACGCACGCGGGCGATCAGGACTCGAACGGGTACCACGTGAGGACGCAAGCGCCGCACAGGGTGGTGCGGCAGAGCGCACCACCGGTAGTGCGGCAGAGCGCACGAGGGGTGGTGCGCGAGACCGCACACAAACCAGAGCCAGTGGAACTAGAGCCAGAGGAACTAGAGGGGCCGCGCAAGCGCGGCTCACGCCTCCCCGAGAGCTTCGCCGTGGACGACGTGATGCGGCAGTGGGCGAAGGTCAACGCGCCGTCGGTCGACGTCGTCGCGGAGACGGAGATCTTCCGGGAGCACTGGGGGTCGAAGGCCGGCCGGGACGCGGTGAAGGTGAACTGGCGGCTGACTTGGCAGACGTGGATGCGTCGTCAGCACGGGTGGAACGTCGACCGTGGGTGGAAGCCGACGACGCGGGCAGCGAACGTCACGGACGAGGTCCTGGCGGAGCAGAAGGCCGCGTGGTGCGCCGAGCACGGGATCACGGTCGCGGAGTGGGACGCGCACGAGGGCGACGAGGCGTGGCGGGCGGAGGTGATCCGTCGTGGAGGATCAGCAGGCTGACGTCATGGCGGAGCAGTCCGTCGTCGGCGCGATGCTGCTCGACAAGGACGCGATCTGGTCGGCGCTCGAGGTGCTGCAGCCGGGCGACTTCTACCAGCCGCGGCACGAGGCGATCGCGAAGGCGGTCGTGGCGCTCGCGCAGCGTGGGGAGCCGACGGACACCCTCGCGGTGATCAATGAGCTCGAGCAGACGGGTGCGATCGCCCGGGCAGGTGGCGCCCCGTACCTGTTCGAGCTGACGTCGACGGCGACGATGCTTGCGGCGGCCGCGTCGGTCGAGTACCACGCGGACATCGTGCGGCAGAAGGCGATCCGCCGACGTCTGCGGGAGGCCGGCGTGCGGATCACGCAGATGGGGACCGCGACCGAGGGCGACCCGATGCAGCTGGTCGACACGGCGCAGCAGGAGCTCGAGGACGTCGCGAAGAACACCCGCGTGCAGGTGCACGCCGTCGGGGAGACGATCGCGGCGACCATCGACCGGCTGCAGGAGCGGCCGGAGTACGTGTCCACGGGCTTCGAGTCGCTGGACCGGGTGATCGGCGGCCTCGCGGCGGGGAACCTCGTCATCGTCGGCGCCCGGCCCGGCGAGGGGAAGACGATCCTCGGGATGAACCTCGCGACGCGGCTCGCGACGCACGGGATGGTCGTGTACGTCTCGCTCGAGATGTCGGAGGACGAGCTGCAGTTGCGGCTGCTGTCGCAGTTCGGCGAGGTCCACATGAAGTCGCTGCGGAACCACACGCTGAACGACGAGCAGTGGAACCGGGTGGCGATCGCGCGTCGCGCGATGCAGGGCGCGCCGATCTTCATCGACGACCGCTCGACGACGCTCGCGGAGATCCGGTCGTTCGTGCGGACGGTGTCGCGCCGCGGGAAGCTCGCCGGCGTTGTCATCGACTACTTGCAGTTGATGGAGGGTGCGACGCAGCAGCAGTCCCGGCAGGAGTTCGTCGGCGCGGTGTCGCGGGCGCTGAAGAAGCTCGCGAAGCAGCTCGGGGTGCCGGTGATCGCGCTGTCGCAGCTGAATCGCCTCGTGGAGGGTCGGAAGTCGCGGGTGCCGATCCTGTCGGACCTGCGCGAGTCCGGGTCGATCGAGCAGGACGCGGACGTGGTGCTGCTGCTCTCGTACGACCGGGCGAGGCCGCACGACCTGACCGTGTCGGTGGGGAAGAACCGGCACGGGGAGCTGGGCGAGGTGTCGCTGATCTGGCAGGGCCAGTTCGCGCGCCTGAGGGACAGGACATGGTCGCCGCACGGTGCGGTGGCCCTCGACGGAACGGAGGCAGCGTGATGACGATGGAACTGCGTAACGAGCCGGTGCAGGCGCGTTCGAAGACGACGCTCGAGCGGCTCACGACGGCGGCGCGCGAGGTGGTGGACGAGGTCGGTCTCGACCGGCTGACGACGGCCGACGTCGCGGTCCGGGCGGGGCTGAGCATCGGGACGGTGTACCGGTACTTCCCGGACCGGATCGCGATCCTGAACGCGATCGAGCCCGAGCGGGCGATCGCGGCGGAGGTGCGTGAGGAGCGGCGTCGGCAGGACGCGAAGTGGGGCGAGCAGAACCACCCGGACGGCACCGGCGCAGGTCGCTACCCGGACGTGATGATCAGCAAGTCGTGGGGCGGCCTCCGCGACCTGTTCCGGGACCTGACCGACGCGCACGCCGCTGACGACACCGTGACCTTCCTCGACATCCTCGCCGAGGAAGTCCTCGAGGCGTTCGCCGAGGACGACCCGGTGAAGCTCCGGACCGAACTGATCCAGGTCGCCGCGGTCGCGCAGCAGTGGGTGTCCGCGATCGACCGCAGGACCGCCTGATGGGCGTCACGAGGACGAAGACCGAGATCGTCGCCGACGCGTGGGCGGACGACTTCGGCGGCGTATCCGTCGAAGTCCGCGGCACGCAGGCGCAGCTCGAGATCGCGGAGGCAGCGCAGCTCCGCGACGAGCTCGATGAAGCAATCAGCGCGGCACTGACTTGCCGCATCGAGAAGACCGCCACGGCGGCAGAGACGGAGAACTGAGATGGCCGGAGAGACCGTGATCACCGTGGTGGGGAACCTCACCGCGGACCCCGAGCTGCGCTACACGCAGAACGGGAAGCCGGTGGCGAACTTCACCATCGCGAGCACCCCGCGCACCTTCGACCGTCAGGCGAACGAGTGGAAGGACGGCGACGCGCTGTTCCTCCGAGCGAGCGTCTGGAACGAGTTCGCCGAGCACGTGTCCGGCAGCCTCACGAAGGGCAGTCGCGTCATCGTGCAGGGCCGGCTCCGCCAGCGCTCGTACCAGGACCGCGAGGGCAACAACCGCACGTCGATCGAGCTCGACGTCGACGAGATCGGCCCCTCGCTGCGGTACGCCACCGCACAGGTCACTCGCACGTCCGGCGGTAGCGGTCGCGGCCAGTCGAACGGCGGCGGTCAGCAGGCCGAGCCGTGGTCACCGCAGAGCAACGCGAGCAGCCAGGACGTGTGGAACACGCCCCAGGGCGGCACGTACGACGACGACCTGCCGTTCTGATGCCCGTCGAGACGTGGAACATGGTCGCGATCCCGAAGCGGGTCGCCAAGCGCGCAGCGGAGCGGTTCGAGGAGAACGAGTCGGGCTGCCACCTCAGCACCTACTCGACCGGCTCGCACGGGTACGCGCAGATCGGCTGGCAGCAGGCTGCTGAGCGCCACGTCGTCCTCGCGCACCGCGCAGCGTGGACTGCGGCCAACGGGCCCGTGCCGGTCGGGATGACGCTTGACCACATTTGCCGTGAGCGGCGGTGCGTGAACGTCGAGCACCTGCGGTTGCTGTCGAACTTCGAGAACGGGCGCCGGAACACGGGCGTCGACTTCCCGCTCGGTCAGTGCGCTCACGGGCACGGCGACGAGCACCTCCGCACCTACACGCGCTCGGGCGGCAAGAAGTCGCTCGGGTGCTCGATCTGCCGCTCCGAGATGCAGCGGCGCTACCGAGAGAAGGCGGCAGCATGACCGACACCATCGAGACCGAGGAGCTCGCGCCCGAGATCCGCATCGGACTGAAGGCCGCGACCGCACGACGTCGCCTCGAGGACCTCCCCGAGCTCGTCGCCTACATCCGCTCGCTCGTCGTGCCCACGCTCGGCGGCGCGAAGGACGGCATGCCGAGGGCCGCGTCGAAGGAGCCGCCGCTGCCGATGCGCGCCGACGCGGCGGACGATGCGGACGCGATCTGGCGGCAGCTGATCGAGTGGGTCGACTTCTGGGCCAGCGTGTTTCAGGTGAAGCCGCCCGCGGCCGCGCAGGCAGCATGGCGGAACGAGAACGGCGACCTGCTCGGCTTCCGACCGCACATCACCCCGCCCGGCGCCGGCGTCATGACGAAGTACCTCGTCGACTGGCTCCTCGTCCGACACGAGGCGATCGCCGACAAGCAGTCCGGCGAGCTGTACTACGACGACGTCGCGGACCTGCAGCAGGTCGACCACGAACGGCAGTCGCGCTCGTCGATCTGGGGGAAGTACCCGCGTGCGCCCCGCCGGCAGCGGCCGGTGCTGCCGCGGCCGTGCCCGGTGTGCGACCACTACGCGTACGGCGCCGAGTGGCCCGACGGCGGGCAGCCGGAGGACGTGGTGCTGCGATGCGAGCACTGCGGCCACGTCGACGAGCAGCCGCTCACGACGTCGAAGGGTGCGCGGCAGGTGATCGTGGAGCTCCGCGAGGAACGGCAATCGTGGGACCGCCGCGGCGTGCTCGCGTTCTACGACATGCACGGCTACTACCCGACCGAGGAGGAACCTCTCGACCGCGAGCGCTCCTTGCCCGTCTGCGGCGCCCTGACGCTCGTCGACGGTCGCACGTTCGTGTGCACGCTCCTGACCCGGCACGAGGGCGACCACAGTGCGGCGCCGGGTGGCGATGGGAAGCGGTTCGAGTGGCCGCGAAAGGAGCAGGCAGCATGACCGAGCAGGAGTACACGCCCACCACCGAGCAGGTCCGCGAGAACTACTACGCGTCTCCGGGGGTGATCGAGTGGGAGGCGTCACGTGCAGCGGCGTTCGACCGGTGGCTCGCCGCGCACGAAGCCGAGGTCCGCGCGTCCGTGCAGGTGCCGACGCGCGAGCAGATCGACACCGCAGTGGGTGCGGTGCTGTTCAACGCATCGAACTACCCGCGACCAGCCGTGCCGCACATCGCGGGTCAGGACATCGCACCGCTGCGTACGAAGGTCACCGACGCCGTGCTCGCCCTGCTCTCGCAGCCGAAGGGGGACGACTGATGGTGGCGAACCACGACACTGTGGCGGGCATCCTCGGGCGTCCCGGCTACTGGCAGGCGCGAGCCGAGCAGTTGGAACGAGAGAACGCCGAACTGCGCGCCCAAGTAGCGGCGCTCTCGCAGCCGTTTCCGAGTGTCGAGCCGGAGCGAACCGCCGACGACGAGTACGAGGGTGGTCGCGCCGACGGGTGGGCGGCCGCGATCGACGTCGCCCGCGCTGTCGCCGAGGAAGAGGGCGACATGGACTACGAGGAGACGAATCGAGCAGCCGGAGCGGTCGCAGTTCTCGCCGCGCTGGAACGTGGTGGCGAGGTTGCGCCGTCCTCAACCGTCGCCGAGCCGGTCCGCATCGAGGACATGGCACCGGGGACGACGTTCCGAGCCGAGACGTTCCGCGGGTACGCCTCGCACTGGACCTGGCTGGGTGACGGGTTCGTTCGCTCCGGCATGGGCATCGACCATTGGCTCCGAGGGTCCGACGGATCGAGTTACATCGACCCGTCCACGGTCCGCGACGTGACCCCGCCACCCACACAGCCCGAGACGATCACGGACCACGAGTACGTCGAGGGCCGATTCGGCGATGACGGCGTCTGCCACGCACACACCCCTGGCGTGACGAACTACAGCGCCTGGCCGAGTCGCTGCTACCACCCACGAGCCGAGCACGCCGCGCCCGCACAGCCCGAGGGGACCGGCAGTGCCGGATGAGGAGTGGTGGACGAAGCGGCAGGCGTGCCGACACCTGCAGATCACCGCGAAGACGTTCGAGCGGTACGTGCAGGACGGCATGCCGACCCTCACCGTCGACCGGCGCGTGTTCGTGAAGCGCGACGTCGTCCAGGCGGAGTACCGGCGCCGGAGACTCGCGGAGAAGGCAACACGCGCCACGCCGTAACCGCGCGCTTCCGGGCATGTCGCATCGCGTGTGTACACTGGCGCTAGCGAACGACCATGCCAACCCGGCTCGGTCGCACCACGAAGGCCCTCGACATCACGTCGGGGGCCTTCGTCGTACCAGCTCCCGGCGAGGCGTCGTTGCCCCGGGCAGGGGATGATCCACCCGCGTTCGGGCGAACGGATCCCGGGCCGGCCGCTAGCTTGGAGGAGCGCGGCCGGCCCGACGACCTCACTGAAGGCGCACCCGTCCCTTCCGCTGACGACCCTTGTAATCACGCCAGCGGACATGTGCGCGCTTCGCGACAAGCAGCTTCCCGCCACTGCCGGTAGCTCGCTGCCACTTGCCGTCTCCGTCACGCTGGTAGCGGCCGAGCGCGAATCCCATCGCATGCGTCTCGTCGAGCTCGGCAACCTCACCTGGCGCAGCTGCCCCCAGCGCCTTGTAGGTCCGGGTGCGCATAGCCTTGTCCTTCGCCTGGGGAAGCCGGATCGTCATCTCGATGTGTGAGGCGAATGACCCACCCGTGTTTCTCAGATGCCAGCGGAATACGCGGCCCTGGGGCTCGAGCAGCGTGAACGAGGCAGGCCGAGGTCGGGTGCGCTCGAGATGAGCTGTCCATGCCTGCCAGCCAGTGAAGAGGGCGGCGAGGATCGACACGATCAGTGCGGCGATCGCGAGCGCGGCGGCGTCCATGGTCGTGATCGTACGACCTGAGGCGGGCTCGTCAGAGTGGAAGCGCGGGGCGTACGGGTGCATGATCAGCGCCATGGGCATCTTGTTCCGCAGTCGCCGCAAGGTCGGTTCGAACCTGTGGCTGAACCTCGCCAAGAGCGGCGCATCCCTCACGGCGCGCGCTGGACGAGCGAGCGTGAACAGCCGCGGCCGCGTGACAGTGCGGCTCGCCAAGGGCATCACCTGGCGCATCAAGTAGCTGTCCCGCGTCGCACTGCGGGGTAGGTCACCGACCAGCACCCGCAGAAGGGACGCGTCATGCCGTCGTTCACCACCGCCGACGTCGTAACCCTCGACAGCGTCTACCGCGACGCACTACCGGACGCCGAGCTCCGCGACGCCGAGATGAGCGCTCTGTGCCTGTCCGACGCTGGACTGCTCGCCGTCGCGAACTACGCCGCCGACGTCGCCCGCGTCGAAGCCACCCCGACCGTCAGCACCGACCCGGTGGACGTTACCGACACCGACGGCCGCGTGATCGCGCAGGTGCCGCCCGAGCTGAACATCCTCGCCGGCATCGAGGACCAGCTCACCCGCATCGCCGAGAACACCGGCCATGCACCCACCCCCATCACCGCGGAGCAGGCGGTCGCCGTGTGGACGGACATGGTCCGCATGTACGAGGACCTCGCCGTCCCGTACCTGAAGGCACTCGGCATCACCGTCGACGAGTGACCGTGGACAACGGCATCACCGTCCCAGCATGGTCCGGCCGCCGCGCACAGCAGGCACTCGAGTGGGTGCGGCAGTCGTACGGCCCACGCGGACCGCTCGCCGGCTCGACCGCCGAAGCGCGCATGCACGGCGCACCGTGCGTCATCTGCGGGATGCGCATCGACTACAGCAGCCGCGGGAAGGCCGACAGCCTCACCGTCGAGCACGTTAAGCCACGCCGCCACTACCCGCACCTCACGTGGGATCGCAGCAACCACCGGCCAGCGCACGCGTCGTGCAACTACGCGGGCAACAGCGACCGACCGAACCAGTCGCTCGGCCTCACCTCGATCTGAACCCACAGAGGAGGCACCGACCGTGCACACTCTGACCACCACCCCGAACGTAGTACAAGTGCGGACTTGTATCGGGGTGCAAGATTCGTCCAAATCCGCCAACGCCCATCGCAACCCACTAGGGGCGGGGGTGAAGATCCACGCCACCGCACGCGCCGACAGCGCCGCCGGTGGTGTCCTCCCCCCCCTGGGGTGGTCGGAGGGGGTCGCGCGCACGCCTGAGGGGTTGGGTCGGGCTGCTGGGGAGGGTCGGAGGGCCCGCAGGAGGGCCGTGGAGGCCGTTTCGGGCCAGTTCGGGGGACGAAAGGCTCCCGAATCGGCGGCTGAGACCGCTCGAGGAGCGATTTCGGGGTACATCAGGCCGGACTGGGCGTCGAAGTGAGCCTCGCGGAGCAGTTCGAGGCGTCCGTGGAGGCGGCGCAGCACCTCGACGAGCGTGATCACGCCGCTGTCGAGCTCGGTCGGATGATGGCCCGCAAGATCGACGCCTGGATGGTCATCGTCGGGTGGGCGGAGGCCGACGCGGAGGAGCGTGGCGGCCGCCCGCTGGTCCCGCAGAACGACAACGTCACGATGTCGGCGTTCCTGAAGACGTGCGACGCGTTGGGGCTGACGCCGATGAGTCGGAGAGCGATCGATGCCGCCTCGCGGCCGCGGATGACGGGCGGGGGCGACAGTGGCGACGACGACGAGGACGACAAGCCGCGCGAACCGGCCCGGGTCACGTCGGCGGCCGAGTACCGCAGTCGCGCAGGTCGCCGATCCTCGTGACGGGTCGATCCACGACGAGTACGTCTACGCCGGCTGGGAGAAGCTGAGCCCGCGGAAACGGTACGGGAAGGCTGTTCCGCGGCTCTGGACGCCGTCCCTGCGCGAGCTGACGCCGGAGACGTCACTCGGGTTCGACGTCATCAACTTCGCGCGCGACGTGCTCCGCCAGGACCTGCTGCCGTGGCAGCGGTGGCTCGCGATCCACATGCTCGAGCTGCGCGTCGACGGGTCGCTGCGGTTCCGGAAGGCGATCGTCTTGGTCGCTCGCCAGAACGGCAAGTCGACGTTCATGCAGATCCTCGCGCTCTACATGATGATCGCGGAGGCGTGGCCGCTGACGCTCGGCACCGCGCAGGACCTCGGGACCGCTGAGGAGGTCTGGGAGGACGTCGTCTCCACGCTCGACGACGACCCGGAGCTCGCAGGCTTCGTGAAGAAGGTCACGAAGGTCAACGGCAAGAAGTCGCTGCTGCTCACCACGGGCGAGCGGTACCTGGTGAAGGCCGCGAACCGCCGCGCGGGCCGTGGGCTCCGCGGGAACCTCGTGATCCTCGACGAGCTGCGCGAGCAGCAGACGTGGGCGGCGTGGGCGGCGATCTCGAAGACGACGAACGCGCAGCGCCTCGCGCTGGTCGTGGGGATCTCGAACGCCGGCGACATCACCTCGGTGGTGCTGTGGTACCTGCGGCTACGCGCGCACCGCGCACTCGGGGACCCGGACGGCATCGACGTCGAGGGCGACCTTCTCGCTGCGGCGACGCCGGGCAACGTGGAGGCGGCGATCGAGTCGCCGTACCTCGAGAAGTTCGACGTGGACGTCGAGGGTGAGGACGACGGCGAGGACGACGAGTTCTACGACGACGAGCTCGACGAGAACCCGTTTGACGACGAGGACGACGACGACGTGTCCCTCGGCCTGTTCGAGTGGTCCGCGGCGCCGAACCTCGACCGGATGGACAAGGACGGGTGGGCGCAGGCGAACCCTTCGCTCGGGCACGTGATGGAGATCCGGGCGATCGCGTCGGATGCGAAGGACGACCCGGAGTGGGTGTTCCGCACCGAGGTGCTGTGCCAGTGGGCGAACACGTCGCTGTCGGGCCCGTTCCCGGCCGGTTCGTGGGAGCGCGGCCAGAACCATCCCGTGGTGCGTCCTGACGGCTCCTACGCGCTCGACGACAGCGACCGCATCGTCGGCCAGTTCGACGTCTGCATCGAGCAGACCGCTGACCGGTCCATGTACTCGCTCATCGCCTGCGGGAAGCGCCCGGACGGCGTCGACCAGGTCGAACTCATTGCGTACCGGTCCGGAAGCGACTGGATCGCGGACTTCCTCCTGCACGACGAGCGCTGCCGCGGCCGGGTGCGCCGCGTTACCGGGCAGACCCGCGGCGCTCCCGTGTCGGCGTTCATGGCTGACCTCGCCGACAAGTACGCGAACCCCGCCGACCCGTGGATGCTCGAGGTCGTGCCGTGGCTCGGCGCTGACCTGACGATCGCGTGCGCGATTCTCAGCGACGCGGTCGTCGGCACGCCGGAGAAGCCGGAGCCGACGGTGCGGCACAACGTGCAGCCGATCCTCGACACCGCCGCCGGCACCGCGGTCGTGAAGCAGCTCTCCGGCGGGTGGGTCGTGGACCGCGACAACTCCCCCGCCGACGCGGCACCCCTGATGGGTGCTGCGGGCGCGCTGTGGCTGTCGCGGAAGCACGCCATCGCACCGCCACCGCCACCGCCACCGCCGCGAGCGGTGCGGTCGGCTGACACCTCGCTGACTCGTCAGGGTCCCTCGTCCCTGACGAGCGACCTCCGGAACGTCGGCTTCTGACGAAGGGATCCCCATGGTCGACTCGAACGGCGCGGTAGACCTGCGGACCGCCGTCCCGAAGGGGCCGAAGGGGTACGAGAACGAGAACGCGTCGATCGGGACGCAGTGGTGGAGCAGTCTCGACACGTACGAGGAGACCCCGGAGCTCCGGTGGCCGCTGAACATCTACAACTACGACCGGATGCGTCGGCAGGACGCGCAGGTCATCCAGGTGCTCCGCGCGGTAATGCTCCCCATCCGCCGTACGCCGTGGCGGATCGATCCGAATGGCGCTCCTGACGAAGTCGTGGAGCACGTCGCGAACGATCTCGGGCTTCCGATCGTCGGGCAGTCCGCGCGGCCGCTGACGCGGGTCCGGAACCGGTTCGACTGGAACGAGCACCTCCGCCTGGCGCTGCTGTCACTGGTATTCGGTCACTCGTTCTTCGAGCAGGTGTACTCGGTCACGCCGGACGGTCCGAACGGCGCGCTCCGCGCGCACCTGCAGGACCTGCAGTGGCGGCCGCCACGGACGATCGCGCGCATCGACGTCGCCGCGGACGGGGATCTCGTCGCGATCCGTCAGCAGGGCCTCGTGGGCGGGAAGACCGAGGTCGACATCCCCGCGTCGCAGCTCGTGGCGTACATCACCGACCGGGAGGGCGGGAACTGGCTCGGCCAGTCGCTGCTCCGGCCGGCGTACAAGTTCTGGCTGCTGAAGGACCGGCTCCTGCGGGTGCAGGCGCAGACCATCGACCGCAACGGCATGGGCTTCCCCGTGTACACGGCGCCCGAGGTGCCGCTGACAGTTCAGGGCGAGGACCGCACGAGGCTCGAGCAGTCGTACATCGACGCCGGATTTGGGATCGCGTCGGGGATGCGCGCTGGCGAGAACGCTGGCGCGTCGATCTCGGCGGGCGCGAAGCTCGCGCTGCTCGGCGTCGAGGGGCAGCTGCCCGACGCGGACAAGCCGATCCGGTACTACGACGAGCAGATCGCGAAGGCGGTCCTGGCGAACTTCCTCAGCCTCGGCGGGGACAACTCGACGGGCTCCTACGCCCTCGGGGACACGTTCCAGGACTTCTTCACGCTCTCGCTGCAGAGCGTCGCCCTGGACCTCGCGACGACCGCGACGCGGCACGTCGTCGAGGACATCGTCGACCTGAACTACGGCACGGACGTCCCGGCGCCGCGGATCGTGTTCGACGAGATCGGCTCCCGGCATCCCGTCACCGCCGGCGCGATCAACGCGCTGGTCCTCTGCGGCGCGATCACGATGGACGACCCGCTCGAGGAGTACCTCCGCACGACGTACGGCCTGCCGCCGCGTGACCCGAAGACCGCCCGGAGCATCGGGCCGAAGACAGCACCGAACGCGGCGCCGGACGGCACCGCAGGAGGAGGAACCGCATCATGACCGACCACCGGACCGCGAACCGGTACTGGGGCAGCAAGCCCCTGCCGAAAACGAAGACGGAGTTCTTCGACGCCGTCACGACGCCGGCGCCGTCGGGCAGCGGCACGGTCGCGACGATCCGCATGTACGGGCCCATCGACTCGTGGGGTGGCTTCTGGGGCGTCTCCGCGAACGACGTCGGGAAGGTCCTCGACGCGCTGCCCGACTCGGTGACGCGCATCATCCTGCGCGTGAACAGCCCGGGCGGCGAGGTGTTCGAGGGCGTCTCGATCCTGAACATGCTGCGCGCCCACAAGGCGTCCGTGACCGCGGTCGTCGACGGGCTCGCCGCGTCCGCAGCGTCCGTCATCGCGGCCGGCGCCGACGACACGGTGATGTCGCCCGGCACGCAGATGATGATCCACTCGCCGTCCGTGTTCGCGTTCGGCAACGCGGTCGATCTGCGGAAGCAGGCCGACGTCCTCGACAGCATCGAGTCGTCGCTGATCGAGATCTACGCGGGGAAGGCCGGCGACAAGGACTGGCCGGCGCTCCTCGCCGACGACACGTGGATGAGCGCCACGGAGGCGGTCGCCGCTGGCCTCGCGGACCGGGTCGCGGTCATCCCGGACGCCGGGGAGACCGAGACCGTCGGCGACGAGGACGACGACGAGCAGCTCATCGTCATCCCCGACGAGGAGATCTCGGACTCCGCTGCCTCGCGCGTGCTCCGCATCGTCGCGCGCGCCACGCCGTCCAAGCCGACCCCCGCGGACGTCGCCCGCGCCATCAACTCCCGCGCGCAGCATGCGCCGCGGACCACTCGTCCGGCCGAGCCGGGCACACCCAACACCACCGACACGAAGGGAGGCGACCACATGGCCGCCCTCAGCATCGAAGTCCGGAACCGGCTCGGCCTGCCCGCCGAGGGTGACGTGGACGACGCGACGATCCTCGCCGCTGTCGACCGTGTCGCCGCCCCGGCTCCGACCAACACTGTCCCCGAGGGCACCCGCCTCGTGGACGCCGCCCAGTTCGACCAGCTCGTCGCCGACGCCGCCGCGGGCCGTGAGGCGCGCGCGCAGCAGGTCACCGAGCGCCGCGACGGCATCGTCCAGAACGCGGTCCGCGCGGGGAAGATCGCGCCGGCCCGGGCGGAGCACTGGCGTGCCGCGCTCGACGCCGACGAGGAGGGCGTGAGGGCGACCCTCGACTCGCTCGCCGAGGGGCTGGTCGCCCCGATCGTGCCGCTCGGTCACACCGGTGGCGTGGACGAGTCCGCATCCGACGAGGACGCGCTGTACAGCAAGGTCTTCGGTCACCTCGAGAGCAAGGGAGCCTGATCATGGCTGACTACGCACCCCGGTTCGTCCCGGGCCAGAACGCGACCTACGTCGCGACCACCCCGATCGTCGGCGGTCAGCTCGTCGAGGTCACGGGGAACCGCAGCGTCGGTACCGCGGCCGACGGATCCGTGAAGGTCGTCGGTGTCGCGCTGTACGACGCGCGTGTCGGCGATGAGGTCGCTGTCGTCCGCGGCGGCACGCAGCGCCTGCTCGCCGTCGGCGCGATCGTCGCCGGCGACCGCGTCGCACCCGCCGCGAACGGCGCGGTCTCGACGGACACCACCGGCACCATCGGCCTCGCAGTCGCGGGCGCCGCCGACGGCGGCATCGCCGAGATCAACCTCACCCTCGTCTAGGAGGACGACCACCCATGGGATACGCATACCCCGTCACCCCGGCTTCGGTCGGGTCGGATCTCTCCACCATCGAGATCCACCAGTTCCTGAAGTCGCCCACGCTGATCCGCCGCGCGCTCGCGGACATCACCGCGCAGGGCTTCATCGCCGACTACCTCCTCGGCGGCCGGTACAAGGCCGTCGGAGGCGCGATCCTCTACGAGACCGGCGAGGTCATCTACCCCGCCGACGCTCCCGAGGTCGTCGCACCCGGCGCCGAGTTCCCGAAGACCGTCATGACGGCGGGTCAGCTCGCCGCGGCGCACACGGCGAAGTGGGGCCAGGACACGCCCGTCACCGACGAGGCGATCGCCCGGTACAACTTCGACCCGGCGCAGCGGGCGCTGCTGAAGCTCGGGAACGGCATGATCCGGCAGGTCGACTCGACCGCGCTGTCCGTGATCGCGTCGCTCCTCACGCAGACGTACGCCGGTGGCGTGTGGTCCGAGGCGGGCAACATCATCGAGAACGTCCTCGGTGCGAAGGCGTGGGCGGAGGAGAACCTCACCCAGTACGGCGAGTACGACTTCAACGTCGTCGTCCTCAAGCCGACGCAGTTCGCGAAGGTCGCCGCGTCGCTGATCACGTCGAACTTCCTGCCCCGCGAGTCGGGGAACACGGTCGAGACGGGTGTCATCCCGAACTACCTCGGCCTGACCTGGACGACGTCGCGGTACGTGCCGTTCACGGACCCGTTCCTCGTGGACCGGAACCAGCTCGGCGGCATGGCCGACGAGGACCTCGGCTCGCCGGGCTACTCGCGCGCGGCGTCCGGCATCGAGACGAAGACGATCCGCGCCGAGAGCCGCGACGCGTACGACCTCCGGGCCCGTCGCGTCACCGTCCCGGTCGTCCGCGACATCCGCGCGGGCCTCCGCATCACCGGAACGGGGCTGTGAGCATGGCTGATCACGCGAGCCCCAGCACGGCGAAGCTCTACACGGTGACCGGCGCCGCCGCCGTCATCGGGTCCGGCGCTGCGCAGCGCTACGTCTACCGCGGTGGCGTGTTCACGGACGAGGGCGTGAAGCCGGAGCAGATCGAGCACCTCAAGTCCGTGAACCTCATCGCGGACCACGTCGCCGACACCTCGCAGGAGGTCACCCTCCCCGATGGTGACCCGACGGAGCAGTGGACGGTCGTGCAGCTGCGGAAGTACGCGGCCGACAACTCGATCAGCCTCGGGAGCGCGACCACGAAGGCCGACATCGCCGCGGCGATCATCGCGGCGAAGGCCGACAGCGACACGAGCGGCACCGGCACGGCCGGCGGCGCTCCGGGGGCCTGATGGGAGGGGACGCTGCGACCGACGACGAGCCGGACCTGCCGCAGACGCGGTGGGCGACGCCGAGCGACATCGAGGGCACGTGGCGTCCCCTCAACCCCGCGGAGACCGTCCGGGCGGCCAACCTGATTGGGACGGTCGAGCGAGCGATCGCGCGGACGTGGCCGACCACCGCCGACCGGATCACCGCAGGGACGCTCGACAAGGCGTCCGTCGTCGACGTCATCGTGTGGTCGGTGCTGCCGCTGCTCGAGGTGACGACGACACCGACCGGCCCCGAGATCCCGTCTCGGGCGACGTCGTACCAGAGCACGTCGGGCACGGAGGGACGCACGGTCACCCTCGATGGGTCGCCGCACGCGTCGTTCCTGACCTTCGCCGGGTGGATGGTCGACGTGTTCGAGAGCTCCCCTGCCGGCGTCGCGGTGGTCGTCCCGCAGCCGCGTCTCGGACAGGTGCGCGGCGGCATCGACCGTTTGTTCCCGCTGTGGGACCCCCGCCGCCGCTGGGAGAACGGATACGACGATGGCTACCCACGCTGAAACGGTCATCTGGCATCAGCGCCGCTCCGGGAAGGGCGACGCGCGGGGCCTCACCACTGTGACAACCGTCGACACGACGATCACGGGCTGTGAGGTGCAGGGACTCTCGTCGGTCGAGGCCCCGACCCGCACGACGTCGGCGGTCACGTTCTACAACGCGACGACCACCTACCGGGTGTCCACGCACGAGCCCGTCGAGGGCATCAGCAAGGGCGACCAGGTCACCTGGCGTAGCGCGACGTACAACGTGCAGGGCCGCGGCATGACGTTCTACGGGATGCTCCCGCACACCGAGTTCGACATGGTCCTCGAGGAGGGGTGATGTTCGGCAAGGTGATCATCGGCAGGGACACCCTCGACGAGATGCAGCGGTCCGAGCCGGTTCGGAAGGCGCTCCTGCGGAAGGCCGCGCGGATCCTCCCGCGAGCGCAGCGGCTTGCCGCGGAAGCGGGCGCGATCGAGTTCTCCCGGTCGCTGCAGATCGTGTCCGGCATCCGCCCGGGCACGAAGTCCCCGCGGGGCTACAAACGCGCGTTCGTGCAGGTGATCGCAACGTCGGACGACGCGGAGGACCTCGAGCACGGCAACGCAGGCGTGAACAAGCAGGCGATCCTCCGGAGGTCGATCGGGGCATGATCCTGAACGGCTTGTTCCCCGACGTGGAGCAGCTCGTCATCGGATTCGTGCACCGCATCCTCGATCCGCTCGTCGACGGCGGCATCGACGTGGTGTCCGAGTTGCCCATGGATTGGGATGCGACGGTCACCCCGGACAAGGTGCCGCTCGTCATGGTCGAGCGGACTCCCGGGCCTGGTTCCACGAACACGCAGTACGAGACGGCGCTGAGCGTTGACATCACCGTGTTCCACACCGACCGCGGGTCGCTGTGGGACCTCGTGCGACCCCTCGAGGCCGCGCTCCCATCCATCCCCGACACGGGCGAGGTCGACGAGCTGGCCGTCCCGTCCACGTTCGGGTCCCTGGCTTACAAGAACCCGAAGGTGAGGCGCGCCGTTGCCACCATCGAACTCGTCGCTCGAGCCCACTGAGGACCCCACGGACGCCGGTACGGCGGACACCGGGTCGCAGGAGCCGAGCTCGGAGACCCAACCCGCCGACGCGCAGCCCACCGAGGATGCCGCGGCGGAGGACAGCACCAGCACATCAACCAACGCGACTCCCGAGCTCCGGGTGGCCGCTCTCGACCAGGAGGTCAACATGCCCGACGTGGCATCGCAGCTCGCCAACGACAACCGGTTCATCCGCAAGCACGGCACGCAGATCTTCGCGATCGCCGACTACTCCGCCGCCGTGCCCGAAGACTGGTTCGGTGCCCCGGACGCCACCACGGGCGTCATCCTGCCCATCGCCCTGCCCGAGGGGTACTTCAACATGGGGTACATCACCACGGACGGCATCAAGGACGCGAACAACGTGTCCGCGTCGGCCGTGAACATGGTGCAGGACCTCGATCCCGTCCGGAACGACATCGACGGGATGACGAAGACCCTCGATGTCACGTTCGGCGAGTCGAACGCGTGGACCCGCGCGCTCGCGCACGGCATCCCGGTGGCCGACTGGCCGGCCTCGAAGACCGTCGGGTACGAGTACCACGACGGCGACAAGGCCGACTTCCCGTTCTACCGGGGCCTGATCCTGACCCAGGACGGCGTCGGCTCGAGCCGGTTCTACCGCGTGGAGTTCGCGTACCGGATGCAGGTCACCGACATCGCGGACCGCACCCTCAACCGCACCGACGTCGAGGCCACGGGGCGCACGTTCACGTGCCTCCGCGACCCCGAGGTGGGCCGTTCCTACACGGAGGCGTCCACGGGCCTCATCGTCGCTCCGGCGCAGGCTGGCGGCGGGTCGTAGCAGTGGCTGGGGGCGGGCGCGATTCCCGTGGTGAGTTGCGCGCCCGTCCCCCTCCAACTCACCACCAACCGCCACGAACGGAGGAAACCAGCATGACCAGCAACGCCGACGAGAAGCGCTCCGCCGCGTACACGCGCGCGAGTGTGCGCAACAAGGTCGAGGAGACCCTCGGGTCCGCCTCGATCAGCTACTCCCCCGACGGGGAGCACTACTTCGAGCTCCCCCACCCGATGCTCTACGACAAGGCCACGAAGGCGGCACTGAAGCCCCTCGCGGACGACGACGACGAGGGCATCGCCCGCGTCCTCCTCGGGGAGCAGTACGACGCCTTCATCGAGGCCGGCGGCGACCCCGACGAGATCGGACTCCTGCAGATCGCGGTGTCGCAGGACACCCGGGCTTCGCTGACCGCTGGCCGCCCTACGAAGCGGTAGGCCCCGACGACATCGACGACGCCCTCAGCAGACCGCTTCCCGCTCCGGTGGAGATCGCGGTTCGTGCTGAGGGCGTCGTCATGCTCGTGGACGAGTACGCGGAGTCAGCTGACGCGGCCCTGCAGGCGCACTACGCGCCGCGGGATCCGATCGCTGAGTTCATCCGGGGCGACATCACGTTCCGGCAGCTCCGCGTCCTCGCCGAGGGCCTACCCGCCGATTCCGCGGTCACGCGCGCACACATCGGATCGACGTGGACCGTCACCGACTGGCTTCTCCACGACGTCTCGTCGCAGCTTCGGTCGCTGAACGCGGGCCTGGCGAACATGTTCCGCGAGAAGGGCGAACCGGCGATCGAGCCGAAGTTCCTTCCGACACCCCTGGATGGGCAGTCCGTGGAGGACGCCGTCGAAGAGCAGTACCGGGAACAGCAGCGCGCCGAGATGGACGAGGTCGCCGCGGTCCTGTTCGCGAACAACCAACGCTAGGAGGTGTCCCGTGGCCGGTTCCGCCGCATGGGTCGACGTCATCCCCAACATGGCGCAGACCGCGTCGCTGATGGTCAAGGGGACCAGCGCTGCTGCGAAGGCTGCGGGCACGACTGCCGGCCGCGAGTTCTCTGCTGGGCTCGCGACCGGCGCGAAGGGCGGCGGTGGAGCGACGGCGCTGGTCGCCGAGATGGAGAAGGCGACGAAGGCCGCTGCGCGCGCGGTGCAGTCGGAGAAGAACGCGATCGCCGCCGCCCGGAACGCGGAGAAGGCGGCCACGGAGAACGTGGCGGCCGCGGAGGCGCGTCTTGCCGAGCAGCGTCTGAAGTACGGCACGACGTCGTCGCAGGCGTTGAAGGCGGAGGCGGCGCTCACCACCGCGAAGGGCCGCGGGGCGGCCGCGTCGCTGAAGGTCACGGGCACCGAAGAGGGCCTCGCGGCGGCGTACCGCGAGCAGAAGGTCGTGACCGGGCAGCTCGTGGAGGCGCAGGCTGCGCTCAGCGCTGAGCAGGCGAAGTCGCCGACGGTGCTCAACCGGATGGCGGCGGCGTCGGAGAAGGGCGCTGCCGGGTTCGCGAAGCTGAAGTCCGGCGCCGCTGGCCTGATGGGGTCGCTCGGGTCGCTCGCGCCGATGCTCGGTGTCTTCGCCGCTGCGGAGTTCGCGAAGGCGTCCACGGAGTCGGCGATCTCGTTCCAGAAGTCGTCGAACGTCCTCGTGACCGCCGCCGGTGAGACGCAGCGGAACCTCGCGATGGTCCGCGCGGGGCTGCTGAAGATCTCGAGCGACACCGGTACCTCGCTCGATCAGATGACCGAGGGCATGTACACGGTCGAGAAGGCCGGCTACCGCGGCGCTGCTGGTCTGTCGATCATGAGCGCGGCGGCGAAGGGCGCCGCCGATGAGGGCGCGGACCTCGGAACCGTGACGAACGCGCTGACGTCGGTCATGCAGTCCTACGGCAGCACGCTCGGGAACCCGAAGAAGGCCATGAACGCGCTCATGGTCGCTGCGGAGCACTCGAAGTCGACGCTGCAGGAGTTCGCGGGGTCCCTGTCGAACGTGCTGCCCGTCGCGTCGAAGCTCGGCATCCCGTTCAACCAGATCGCGGGCGCGCTCGGCACGATGACCTCGACCGGCATGTCGGCGCAGCAGGCGGCGCAGGACCTGAACCACACGATCGCTTCACTGGCGTCGCCGACGCGGGTCATGGCGACGGAGATGGACGCGTTCGGCATCTCGGCCGCCGACGTCCGCGACAACCTCGCGAAAAAGGGTCTCGCGGGCACGATCGAGTACCTGTCGGACACGGTGAAGTCGAAGCTCGGCCCGTCGACGGCTGAGGCCGCGTCGATCATCGCGTCGATGCCGAAGACGATCCAGACGTCCTACGGCGAGCTCGTGAACGGCACAAAGACGCTGTCCCAGTTCACGAACTCGGTGCAGAACTCGACGAAGCTCACGGCGCAGCAGAAGGCGCAGATCATGCAGGCCGCGCCGGCAGCTCGCGGGTACACGCAGGCGATGAAGAACATGACCGGCGGAATCGTCGGTCTGAACACGTCGATGATGCTTACCGGGAGCGCGACCAAGGGCCTACAGGACCGTACGACTGAGGTCGGCAAGGCGATGAACTCGACGGCTGACTTCCAGAAAAAGTGGAACCTGACGTCGCAGACCACGGCCAACCGGCTGGCGGTCGCGAAGCAGACCCTCGCGAACGTCGGCACCACGATTGCGGGCGACGTGCTCCCGGGCCTGGCGAACACCGCGAAGGGCTTCGCGACCGGCGTCAACGCGGCGGTGCGCTTCGCCAGCGCGAACAGCAGCTGGCTGAAGCCTCTCGTCCTCGGTCTCGGTGGGGCGCTCATCGCGTTCAAGTCGATCGGCCTGGCGATGAGGGGCTACGCGCTGCTGATGGGGCTCGCTCGCGCCGCGGTGGTGTCGTACACGCTGGTCACGAAGGGCATGGCGGCGGCGCAGGCTGTGGCGACGACGGCGACATTCGGTCTCGACGCTGCGATGGACGCTAACCCGATCGGGCTCGTGACGATCGCGATCGAGTTCATCATCGCGGCCCTCGCTGCCCTGGTAGCGGGTGTGGTCTACGCCTACACCCACTGGGCGTGGTTTCACGACGGCGTCACAGCCGCGTGGAAGGGGATCCAGGCGGCGGCCGCGTTCGCATGGAACTCGGTCCTGAAGCCGACGTTCGCCTGGATCGTCAGCGCTGTCACGACCGTCGGGAACGCCGCGGTGTGGCTGTGGAAGAACGTGTTCGTCCCCGCGTGGGACGGCATCGCTTCCGGCGCGACCTGGCTGTGGTCTTCGGTCATCAAGCCTGTGTTCGACGGGATTGGTGTCGGTGTCCGCGCGGTCGGCGGGTTCTTCGTCTCCTGGTGGAACACGACAGTCACCGTGTTCAAGGCGATCGGTGCCGCAGCCGTCGCGGTCGGCCAGTTCTTCGTCGTTCTCTGGACGGCGTACGTCGCTCCGCCGCTCACCGCGATCGGGAAGGCGGTCGCGTACCTCTGGTCGAACTACGTGTACCCGATCTTCGACCTGATTGGGCACATCTTCCTCTGGGTCGGCGCGCAGCTCGTGTCGTTCTGGACGACGAACGTGCAGCCGATCTTCTCGGCGATCGGCCGCTTCATCGCGATGGTGTGGACGACGTACATCCAGCCCACGTTCGTCGCGATCTCCGCGTTCATCACGAACGTTCTCGCGGCGGCGATCAACTGGCTGTGGACCGTGGTGATCGTGCCGGCGTGGACGGGCATCACGAAGGCGATCACGTGGGCGTGGAGTGTGGTCCTGCTCCCCACGTTCAACGCCATCGTGTCGTTCGTCCGGACGGTCCTCGGCGCTGTGTTCTCGTGGCTCTGGACGGCCGTGATCCAGCCGGCGTGGAACGCGATCAGCGGGGCGATCTCGTGGGCGTGGACGGTCGTCATCCGTCCGGCGTTCGCGGCGATCCATTCGTTCATCACGGGCACGCTGGTGCCGGCGTTCCAGTTCCTGTGGAACAGCGGCGTGAAGCCCGCGTGGAACTCGATCTCGTCGCACATCTCGAGCGTGTGGAACAACGACGTCAAGCCGGTGTTCAACGCCCTGAAGGGGTTCGTGACGAAGACGATCCCGGACGCGTTCTCGACCGCCGTGGGCGCCGTCGGGAAGGCGTGGGACGGGCTGAAGTCGATCGCTAAGGCACCGATCAAGTTCGTCGTCGACACCGTCATCAACGACGCCCTGATCGGGAACTTCAACAAGGTCGCTGGGTTCTTTGGGTCCAAGAAGATGCCGAAGGTCGCGCTCCCGAAGGGGTTCGCGGGCGGCGGTGTCATCCCGGGTTACCAGGCGGCACGTCGCGACGACGTGATGACGCCGATGCGGCGCGGTGAAGGCGTCCTCGTCCCCGAGGTCGTTCGAGCTCTCGGGCCCGGGTTCGTGCATGCGCTGAACGCTGCGGGGAATCGTGGCGGCGTGCAGGGCGTGCGTTCGGCAGTCGGGTACGCCGGCGGTGGCGTGGTCGGGGCGATCAAGGGTGCCGCGTCGACGGCGCTGGATTGGGGGAAGGACGCTGCGGGTGCGGCGGGCGCGTTCATCCGTGACCCGTCGGGTACGCTCGGCCGGCTCGTCCGCGCGGCGATCGCGAGGATCCCTGGCGGCGGCGCGATGACGTCGGTGGCGTCGTCCGCGGCGAACAACCTGCTGGGGTCGGCGCTGTCGGCTCTGAAGAGCCTCGGCGGGGTCGCGAGCGTCATCGGCAGCATCGGCAACGCTGGCGGCTCGTCGGGCACGCCGGCGGGGTCCGGTGTGGCTCGGTGGCAACCGGACGTCGTGAAGGCTCTCGCGGCGAACGGCCTGTCGACGTCGTCGGACATGGTCGCGAAGGTGCTCCGCCAGATCCAGACGGAGTCCGGCGGCAACCCGAAGGCCATCCAGGGGAACATCGGCGACATCAACAACAGGACGGGCGACCTCGCCAAGGGGCTGATGCAGACGATCAGCACCACGTTCGCGGCGTACCAGTTCCCGGGCCACGGCGACATCTTCAACGGGTACGACAACATGCTCGCCGCGCTGAACTACGCGAAGCACACCTACGGACCGAACCTGAACGGGCTCGGCGAGGGGCACGGCTACGCATACGGCGGCGTGGTGGGGACGATCGAGCCGACCCTGTACGACACCGGCGGGATGCTGCCGACCGGGCCGACGCTGGTGATGAACAAGACGGGGAGGCCCGAGCACGTGTTCACGGACCGGCAGCTCACCGAGCTCGTCACGACGGGGGGCGGTGTCACGAAGCACCTCGAGCCGCACTTCCACAGCGAGGGGCGTGAGTTCACGCTCCGCGACTACATGGAGCTGCAGCACCGCACGGAGGTCATGGCCGGCGGACGACGCTGATCGGCTGCACCGAGCAGGAGGAGGCACCTGATGGCGACGATCGCGGACGGCGGCGGCCCGGGACAGATCATCGACACCGTCGTGGACGGCAACGGCAGCGGGACCGGGACCGGGACCGTGGAGGACGGAAACGACGTCCTGACCGTCCAGCAGGCTCTCGCGGTCCAGCCGGTCCGCGCCGACTCCCGGACGCTGCACCTCGAGTCCATGGACGGGTCGGTGGTGATCCCACTGAACGTCGACGCGGATCGGGTGCTGCTCCCGGGCGCTACGGGGCTGGGACTGTCGCCGCTGAGCGTCGTCACGGCGACGACGCCCGGGATGCGAGGGTCATGGCTGCAGGAGATCGACGTGCTCGAGCGAGAGGTGTTCCTCCCGCTCGAGTTCGCGTCGGAGCAGTCACACGCGGAGTTCCTCGCGAACATCGCAGAGCTTCGCGCGCTGATCGCGCAGTGGGACTCGGTAACCATCGGGCAGACCGGCACGTTCCGGCTGGTCGCGAACTCGGTCTTCGGCGAGCGTGTGCTCGACGTGATCTACAAGAGCGGCTGGGAGGGCAACTGGGGTGCTGGGAACTCCGGCGTCAGCTGGGAGAAGGTGCCGCTCACCCTCGTCGCTGTCGACCCGTACTGGCGGGACCGGGAACCGACCGAGATCGAGTACTCGGCAACCCCGGGGGCGACGTTCCTCGGAACAGGCGACGGGACGAACCCGTGGCCGCGACGGATCACGCCGTCGGTGGTCGTGGGGTCGGACATGGAGATCGCGGTCGACGGTGAGGTGCCCGTGTGGCCGGAGATCGAGATCAACGGGCCGGCCGCGTCGGCGATCGTGCAGTACCCGGGCACGGACGTGGAGCTCCGCTCAGGGGTGCCGGACGGTTCGACGCTGTGGCTGGTGTCGGATCCGCGCGCCCGGTCGGCGACGCTCGACTCCGCGATCGCGTGGGAGCTGATCAGCATGGGCGCGACGATGGCGCCCCTGCTGCCGGGTGTGAACGCCGTCAGCGTCATCCTCGCGACCACGGGCGAGGGCACCAGCTTGATCGTTCGGTGGACCCCCGGCTACGAGTCGGCTTGGTGATGGGAGGTCGCTCGTGACGCCGCAGTGGATGGTGTGGCCTCGCGATCTCGACCTTCGACGTCGGTTCAATCCGGTGCGGTTCTGGTCGTCACTGACGGTCGTGGAACGGCACAACGTGACCGACGCGTCTCCTGGCACCTGGTCGGTCACGGCGCAGAACGAGGGGCTGCGGGATCTCTTGTACCCGGGGCGTGGCGCGATCCTTTACCGGAACGACGGGAAGGTGATGTCGGGTCCGATCACCGGCATTCAGCGTGGCGCGTACGTGTCCACGATCAGTGGCGAGTCAGACACGGCGACGATCTCGGACCGGATCCTGTTCCCGTCTGGCGCTGACCCGATCACGGCCCAGCCCGTCGGGTACGACAATCGGTCGGGCGCGGCAGAGGACGTGCTTCTCGGCTACCTGACGTCGAATCTCGGCTCCGGGACGACGTCGGACCGGCGGGAGCCCCTGTTCCGCATCCCGGCGTCACAGGGCCGCGGCTCGTCCGTCACGATCAACGGTCGGCTCGAGCAGCTCGGCACGACGATCGCCGACATCGCCGAGCTGGGCGGCCTCCACATCGACGTCGTGCAGGACGAGGACGACGACGGGCCGTTCCTGTCGTTGCTGCTTCGCCCGGTCGCGGACCTGTCCGCGAACATCCGCTTCGGCACTGCCGGTGCGTTCGTCGGCGGCGTCGTCGGCGACGACTGGTCCTACACGCTGTCGCGCCCTTCGTTGACGCGTGCGATCGTCGCGGGCCCGGGCGTCGGCAAGGACCGCACCTTCGTGCAGGTCGTCGACTCGGCCGCGGAGGCGCTCTGGGGAGCCCGCATCGAGGGGCTCGTGGATCAGCGCACCGCCACCGACTCCACGGGCCTGAACCAGGCCGGCGCCGACGCTCTCTCGTCCGGTGCTGCGCCAGTGACGGTGTCGTTCACGATCAGCGACTCCCCGACTATCCAGTACCGCCGTGACTGGCGGGTGGGCGACACCGTCGGCGTTGGCATCGACGGTCTGGACCTCACGAACGTGGTACGCGAGGTCACCACGATGGTCACCTCGCAGCAGGGCGCGCAGACCGAGAAGGTCTCCGCGGTCGTGGGGTCTCGGGACTCGTCTGCGTGGGTGTCCCGCACGAACAAGGACGTCGGCAGGGCGCTGCGTCAGCTGCAACTACTCAGGGCCGTCTAGGAGGCACCATGACCGAATCGTCCTTCCCACTGACCAGCGCTGACCTCACGGACGACATGTGGGGACAGGCCGTGGGAGCGGTCGGCGACGGGATCCTCGACGACTGGGGTAGCCCGTACGCGATCACGGTGAACACGAACGACACCGTCACCGTCGGTGTCTCCTCCGTGAGTGGGGAAGCTCGAGCGGTTGTCGGCGGCTTCGGGCACAGAATCGACGCTCCCGTGACGGTGTCGGTGCCCGCCGTCAGCGCGCCAACGACGTACTGGGTGGGTCTTCTCCGCGATCCCGCGAACGCGACCAACCCAGTGAAGCTCACGGTGCTGTCCGGCACGTCCGTGCCACTGTCGATCGGGCAACGGTTCGTGCTGCTGCAGAAGTTCGTGCGCGGCGCCGGGCAGACGCTCGCCGCCGCGCAGGGCTTCTCGGTACGGCCCTGCATCAGCCCGACGCTCACGATGGCGTCCTCGACATCGCTCCTCGAGACCCCACCCAAGCTGTTCCTGCGCGGCACGACGGTGTACTGCGCCGACGTCGAACTGTCGTTCACGGCCGCCGGCACCGCCGGGAGCCCGCGGTGGGACGAAGTCGGCGCCGTCACCGCGTTGACGGGCGGCACCCAGGCGCTCGGGATGGTCACGGCCGACGGGAAGATCCACCCGGTCGCATCGCGATCGTTCACCGAAGTCGTCCCGCACACCGTGCTGATCACGGTCATCGCCACAGCGACCGGAGCTGCGTCGAAGGCCACGGGCGGGAACCTCTACGTCCGCCTGAACGGCATCGACGTGCTCACGCCGACGACGCAGCGGCAGGACGAGATCGCGCCGGGATCACAGAACGTTCCGACGCTGACCGCCGTCGCGCGGACTCAGGTCGGCTCAAACACGGTGCAGTTCGCGGCGACCGCGGACAAGGGCAGCGACGACATCAAGTTCCAGCAGATCGCCATCGGCGTGACCGCTTTCAGCTAGGAGGTTCCATGGCACACCACGGTGAGCACGACGCCGACAACGACGACGCGCCGACGACTCCAAACAGCACTCCCCCGGACCTGGACGTGGACGCCCACGTCCGACCGGGGGTGGTCCTGTGACGGAGATCATGACGATCAACTCCGGCGAGGCGCTCGAGCGCGCGATCGGGGACATCGGGCAGCTGTACACGCCTGGCGGGTACTGCCTAGAGCACAACGCCCGCTGGCAGCTCGCCGGTGTGACGTCGCCGTTCGGACGGCAGGGGCGGATCGCCCAGATCGCGTTGGACGCGTGGAACTGGTCTGAGTACCAGGTGCCGGGCGACGCGAACCCGCCGGACGGTGTGCCGGCGTTCTTCGGCGTCAGCCCGACGCGGACGGACCGGAACAAGGCTGCCGGCGACATCGTCACCACGCAGCGCCGCAACGGGATCTCGGGGTGCGTCGCGACGGACGCGTACGGGAACCGGGTCGGCTGGATGACGCTCGAGCAGCGCGCCGCCGAGACGCAGCGGCCGTACCTCGGATGGACGCGGGACTTCCTCGGCGCCATCACCACCGCGGGCGTGACGCACGCGCTCGCTCACTTCACGCACAGCGCAACCGTTCAGGAGGACACCATGCTCGCTCTTCGCCGCAACGACACCGGCGCGTGCTTCGCGCTCGCGCCCGGCTACGTCCGCTACCAGGGCAACGCCCGGGAGCACGACCTCACCGCGAAGGTGTCGTCGTCGCCCGCTCGAGCGCAGAACACCGACGTGGCGTCGCTGAAGCTCATCTTCGCGGCGTACGGGGTGCCGTCGGAGGCGGCCGACCCGAACTGGCTCAAGAAGAACGCGAACGACGGCGCGGCCACCTGGTCGCGCATCGGTCAACTGCAGAAGGCACTCGGGCACTGAGCCCGGAGAGGACACATCATGGAAGCCACCATCAAGAAGTACGCCCCGTCGCTGCTGCCGCTGTTCGTCCTCGTCCTGGGTGTGTTCCAGGCCGCGGGCGACAGCGCGAACCTGCTGAACCCGGTGATCATCACCCAGGTGGTGATCCTCCTCGCGCAGGCGGGTGCCGCGTACTGGCTGCCGCTGCTGCCGAAGGGCTGGCAGGGGGCGTTCAAGACCGGCGCCGGCATCGTCGCGGTGATCCTCGTCGCCGTGCTCCCGTACGTGATCTCGGGGCACATCACGCAAGCGCAGCTGATCCTCGTTCTGACCTCGATCGTGAAGACCATCGCCACGGAGCTCGGCGTGCAGATCCGCACCGACAGCACCATCGACGCCGGCAGTACCTCGGACCCCGGGGTGCCGTCGCTGACGTCGGTGCAGACGGTCGCGGACACCCCCGTGAGCTCGACGGTGCCGGACACCACGGACACGTCGACCGCAGTCCCGGCGGTGTCCTGACCGTGGGCGGCGGCACACGGACGCGGCGGAGTCTGATCCGTCGGCTCCGCGACGCGTCCGTGTGGGGACCGGACGCGATCGGCCCCGACGACGTCCGAGTCCGCGGCCTCCTGCAGGCCGCGTTCCCCTGGTTCGACATCTGTCTGGTGCTCTTCGGCCTCGGCGGGTTCGACTCCGGGATCCCCGCTCTCCGGGACGTGTTCTCCGACGTGTACGCCCGAGCATGGTGCGCGACGATCGCAGTCGTCGCGCTCGGCTGCCTGCTGGGGGTGGCGTTCCCGGAGAGGTTCTGGCGGATCGAGCTGTACGGCAAGGCGTTCCTCGCGATGATGCTCACCGTCTATGCGTTCGCGCTGCTGTGGGCGGGCGCGGTCAGCGGTGACGGTGGGCGCGCGGCGGTCGGGTTCATGCCGATCGCGTTCATCGGGCCGCTCATCTGGCGTGTGAACGACGTCGTGAAGGACGCACGCCGGAACGGGTGGAAGGGGCATGTCTGATGGATGTCGACTCCTTCGTGCAGGTCATGGGAGCGATCGCGAAGGTCAGCGCCGGGGTCCTCGGACCGTTCGCCGCGGCCTGGGGAACGGTCAAGGTGGCGCAGATCCGAGCACGCCGGAATCCTGCCGAGCAGCAGCGGGCGGACAACGAGACCAGCCGCGTCACGATCGAAACGTTCGAGGCGTTCAAGTCCGAGTACCTGCAGAAGATCAACGACCTCCGTGAGGACGTGGACCGGCTGAAGACCGCGGTCACGCGCGCGACACGGGTGTTGCGGATCCTGCGTGAGGCGTTCCGGCAGTACATCCGCGACGTCGCCCACGACTGGGGCCGCACGGACAAGCCGCCGACGATCGCGGACCACATCCGGGACATGTTGATCGAGGACGACCTCGACAACACCTTCAGCGATGAGTCGATGCAGGACCTCCGTGATCAGGTCCGAAAGACGACGCGCACAACTTCGACGGCTGATCCGTCAGACGGGAGCAACTGATGGTGGACGAAGTACGGCGGCAGGAGCGCGGCGGTCTGAAGGCGGACCTCCTCGCCGCCAACCAGATCCCCCTCGAGCGGGAGATCGTCGTCGCGATTGACACCGGCGACGTGTGGATCGGCGACGGCGTTTCCCCACTCTCGGCGTGCCACCAGCTCGGACAGGGCCCAGCGGGTTCGTCCGCGTACCAGTCGTGGCTGAACCTCGGGAACACCGGTTCGGAGGCGGACTTCATCGCGTCCCTCGGCGGCGGCGTTTCCCCACTCTCGGCGTGCCACCAGCTCGGA